TACACATTGTCTGGCAACCTACTAAAATTGAGCTCCGTACATATAAAACTCCGAGACCTTACTCGGATAAAATTCTGTACTGAAATCTCAATCGAGTAGGCCCCAACCTACGCAGATGTCTCTACGCGGCAGTATGGGCTCTCATACTGTAAACGCTAGTTTAAGTCGAAACTAGAAAACCATCGGGTCGCTACCCCGAGACCGCCCCGTTAGCGGGTTTGTCGAACTATCCAGCGGCTGTGGGCGTCAAACTCCACATTATACCTGAGCTACACAGCTATGATCAGGTACCCAGCAGGTACCCTAAGTCTCCTAACAGAAGTGCGGATCAAAGACCACTTGTACAATCCTCATAAAGATTGAAACCAGTTCTTATCTCCGAACCCTGTTTGTGTATAGGTTGGATGGCCAGCGGCTCCCTAAACAGTGGGATATTCCGTAAACAAGTACAATCTAGGTGGACCGAGGTAGAAGAAAGTGTTAAAATCTTCAGCCCCCGATACATATACTTGTAGGGAACTATCCTTGTTTGGGATGTTCTGCGTTGCATTTAATACCCAAGACCCTTGAAATGGATCTGGGCGACTGCCTGGATCTGTTTGAAAACGTGTAAACCGCTTAGCAGGTGCAAATCTAAAGCGATTGTAATATGGCACTTCAAAAGAAATAGTACCATTAACTGTTTGAGAAGCAATAGCTTTACCTGCTACACCATCGGTTGTCACGTAATTTGAATCATAAAAAGACTTTAGACCGTTAAACGTTGATAGATCTCCGTAAGCATTATAGAAATTGTCAGGAAAATCCGGGTTCTGTGAACGATCTACAGCCAAAGTAAATTCAAAGGCATTAGTGGAACCGTCAATAATGTATCGGAGTCCACCACGCCAACCAGCATAAGCCAACGTAAGATATTGCAAAAAGAGAGGCTTAGCAAGAGCAAACTTCTCGGTACCGACAGGCCAGACAATTTGATTGGCTTCTGTGTTAGAAGGTTGCCAACCAAACATATACGGAAAGTTATTCCGAACTGCAAAAATAGCGGCAGCTGTCTGGGCTGTCGCATCGGTAGAGGCAATAACTTCATGAAAAGTATAACGTTTGACCAATTGTCTCATACTGGAAATTCTCTCACCGAAATGAATCATGTTAGCATAATCGGCAGTAGGGTTCATGCTAGCCATGGTATTAAGTGTGTCAGGCCTAGTTGGTTTAGAATCAGAAGGAATAATATCTTCTTCCTCACCAGCTTGCGGACGCACAGGATCTTCTTCGCTGAGAGTAGATGTGGGATTTGGAGGTGGATCGGGTTCAGGCGTATAACCAAGACGACCAACATATTCATTGGTTGGCGCAGCGACCTCAAAATCATCACAAGCACTAACAAAAACGTTCACAAAAATGTCATTGTTAGTGGTAGTGTTGGGAACAGTAAGTTCGTTAACAACATAGAGAGCAATAGTTCCATTTCCATAAGGAACACTTGCTGAATTATACGTCAATGGACCAACATCCGAAAATGCAGTAACCACTGGGTCGAAACCAATATGTTCTCTGTATGTTGTATTCTGTCCCCAGCCACAGTCAATAGAAAAATCAGTGGTATCTGAAATATCGATAACTGTGGTATAGGCGGTATTATATTCTGCAGATCCTGTTGTATTACCTGAAGGATCATACACAACTTTCATACGACCTTTATGATATTTAGAGCAAATAACCTGAAAGCGAAACTTGATAGTTCCTCTCCAGTATTTAAACGGAACAGTGGCAAAAGCCATAGCTGGAAAGTAATATTCAGTTGTGGATCCGCCTGGTCCTGCTCTAAATAGCATAGGGTCCACGATGGACTGGAACAGTTGCTCTTCAGAAATTGTCCCAACCGCCCATGTAAATTGAGTGAGATACGACTCACGCGATGCGATGTTATTTATAGCCATCTCATCATCACCAGATAGACCCGTTGTCCTAGGGTCTATAGTTAATTCCTGCTTTGCATCAACAGAAAGTTTAAATATATCTTCTGGTGTATTGGTCACTGCTAAATTATTCTTAACACGAGGTATATAAGGAACGACCTCTAACATAACAGGTTTAGAGTAACCAAAGAGAGTGGCTATAGCACCAACAGCACGGGCGCCTATCTCGGTTGCCTTAGCAAAGGGTGATATATAAGGAATGTTACTAAGGGCTTTGGAGGCAGCTGCAACTGCACCAGCAATTCGTGAAACTGGTTTAGCAGCATGTTCATCTGCCTGTGGAACAATAGATCCAGGATTGACTTGAGTAGGAATAGCAAACTTAACATCCATAGCGCAAGCAAACACATTAACAGAAACAGTGTCAGTTGCTCCATTGGCATGTTTAAGTATAGAAAAACTTTTGAGATTGATCTCTCCCATAGTTTGCCAATCTTGATTAGTAATGTCCCAAAGGTTGAAATATGTGAAAAACGGTAACTCCATATCTCCACCTTGACTATTTGTGGGATCCAGAAAAATATGTGGACGCTGCGTAGCAAGAACCAGGTCTTGGTCGAAGAATTGCCTAATGACCGTGAACTGATCCTGAGTATGCAACGGATTATAAGAAGCGAGTAAACGTCCATAATGAAACGCATTGCCGTTAATGACAAATTTCACGCACATTTTTGCTCTCATCAACTTATAATTAGAAATCCTATTTATTACTCTGGGGTCCTCAAAATATAATGACCAAGGGTCAAACGTCTCAAAGAAATCGTTTCCGACTCCCCAAGTGAATGTCTTGATCTTAATTGGTCTACTGAAGAACTCATCTAAAGTTGCGTCCGACAGCAGGGGCTGATCTCTAACGACATCGACGTCATTAGCAACACTCTGAGTAAAGCCAGGGTGTGCGTCACTAAACATTACATTTTGTTCAGTCGATGTAGGCGAACCAAGGTTATCAGGATGATTACCTTCGCTAGATTCAGGTTCAACATTTTTCCACTTATTATGCTTTTCGGCAAGCAAGGCAATAGCAAACAATGAAGCTATTCCAACAACAGCATCACCAATCAATTCAAAAATAGTGGTCGCGGAATCCACCGCTTGTCCAACCAGCGCTTGGACCTTACGCCCCTCCTCTGAGGTTGGAGGGTTCCTCTTCATCTTATTATTATTAAATACAGGGAAAATTGGGATATATAAACATGTACTAATTTATACAAATATGTAAACACATATATTTAAAACTAATTATAAAGCCTAATTGTACATCTATTGGTGATCCAGAATAATTAGAGTTCAAGGTATTTTTCGCGCCAGACATTCGTTCGTTCATCAAACGAATAGTGGAGAGCTGGCACAGGAAGGTCAACCATATCAGCAACCTTCCGAAGTTCTTCCATGCGAGCTTCGTAAGTCTCGCGTTCATGAGCCCACCACTCATGTGAGGCGCCTTCCAAACAGCCAATGGCAACCTCCTTCTTAGTAGCTCCTTCACTCTTCAGATTGCAATGCAAACTTTTGTAGATGGACATCGGATCAAGGGCACCAACCTTCATGTTAATATCAGGATGGTAAACAGAGTTCCTCTTCAAAAAGTCCAATTCATTAAGCTTGAAAAATGCTTTACCTTCAGCCTCTTTATCTGGTGGAGTAATAGTCACACCAATATCAGCAAGAGTCTTCTGAACAGTGAAAAAGTTAAAAAGATGTCGTATGTGTTTGGCAACAGACCCTTTATTGTCATCTCCATAAGTTATCAGAGCAACAAATTTCCTAAAGGATATCTCGCCTTTGACCAACCGATAAAAACACATTCTAATATACTTCGAATTGCCGAGGCAATTGATTTGAACCGTAATGTTATTACCGGAGGTATTCATGTTGTAGAATTGCAATAAAGTCCCATTGAATTCTACTAGTGGATGACAAAAGTCGGCTATCATCATTTTCATGATTTCAAGATCCTCCTTAGGGTATCCACCAATCTCGCAAAGTTGAATCAAACTGACCATACTGTCCCGGGTCATCTGAGAATTCATGCGAGTATCGTAAGCACTGTAGTCCATGCCAAAATTACCATCACCATCTTTGGCAAACTTCTCACTAAAGTCCATGAGAGTTTGCCATTGAGGGGACATAGCATTGATACCAACAGCTAACTCAGCCTCACGAGGGTACAAAGAAAGAAAACGTGAAGGCATAAGAAAATACTTACGAATGAAAAGACCAAATGCAACAGGCGCAGCTGTAAACACTCGAACTTTGTCTTTGGTGAGCTTGGTAGGCTCATCCTTGAGGCAAGCTGAGAACACTGGGTATCCTCTTTTCCCCTCTTTCCAACACGAGAGAAGTCTGTCCATTTCTTTACGTACTTCTGGACCTATTTCTCTAGTGATAAGTTTTTCCCCCTCTCTAACTTCGGGAAAATGCTTGTGCTTCTTACCATACATGGGAAAACCCATACTGGTATTCATGGGTAGAGCATCAATGAATCGAACACCATCGATTCCACAAACCATCTCATGTTCAGTTAAAGGTCGAAAAACATTCTTCTGAGCATATGTTTTCATCAATGGTTTGAGAGGCTCCATCCAGTCATTACGAGCACGTTGCATCTCCTCAGGCCAAAACATATCTGCGGGGTCAACGATCTTGTCAAGGGTTGCATTGAAAGCCTTCCAATTGGGGTTCATTTTGGGTTCCCCCCAAATGTTTTCAACTCCTGTAACTTCATGCACAGCATCTGAGAGAATAGATTTCTCAACCTCAGATTTTTGTGTACGTCTCACTCTAGTAGAACCTAAGACGTCAACAAAATGTTCATCTGTGTAATTGTTAACATGAGCAAACTTGTGAACGGGACCAGAAATTACAGGTCGTTCATATTGGCTTTCAGGTATGATTCCAGATCGAGCAGAAAGAACTACTCCATCAAGCTTCTCAAGTGCAGCATAAGCAGCTTCCATTTGCTGTAATGTTATAGTTTGCATTACACCAACGCTATTATTACCGCCAGCATGAAAACCAAGAATTTTTGGATTCTTACCCTCTTTAATAATCGGGGCCATGCATGATCCTTTACCGGAAATTTTACAGTTATAAGAACCTCCGAGGAAATTCATATAGCAATGTCCAGTCTTCTCAATCTTAACGCGAATATTTTCTGTTTCAATCTCATAATCAGAGTTTCGTTGAACAAACCTAGCTAAAGTAGATCCACTAGGATATTCAGTGACAAGAAATTTATCCGCACAAGGCAAATCGGGGCAATTGGGAACATAACATGCGATCAAATCAAGATCGGGAATGTCTACCATAGAAGTTTTATCAACTTTAACGGTAAACTTCCCACCAACATTTTTGTGCCGATGTAGAGTAACTGTCATACGTGGCGTTCGAGTACCATTCATGTTAGCCTTTTCATAAAGCACGTGTCTGGGGCAAACCATGACACTCTTTCTTGGAAAGAAGGCTCCACAATTAGTACCAGTTCCATTTTCTCGAGTATATTCGGCAAAGAACAAGTTCTTAGAAACTTTACCACTAACTTGTTCAGTTGTAGCACTCATGATAGGATTCTCTTTTGTATCAGTTGTAGTCTCTTTATTGGATTCAAATTTAAGTCCAAGAGTTTCTACAATATGAGAAAACCAACCAGGAGATTTATCAATATTCTCGGGAGACAAATTATCTACACTGTCGGGTGTCAAATTAGCAATACGGTTTTGGTTCCACATACTAATTAACTTAACACCAAGTAAAACAGTGGCAGCACATAATGCTGTGCTGGGTTTAATCTGATCTCTAATAGATTTCACATAACTTGGGAGAGCATTTCTACAAGAATTGTAACGTTCTCTATAAATTTGCTTCCTTTTAAGCCAGTGAGACCACATCAACATAGATCCAACCCAGCCAAACCATAGAACACAACCAAGTGCCTTAGGTTTGTGGCGCGCAATACAATACGCAGCAGATGGAATAGTTAGAGCACTAACAATTCTTGAATGCCATTTAAGATCTCGTGTTGCAGCAGCGTTTTGCCAAACGTTAACACATCTTTGGAAAACACTAGTCTGAAACACACATTCAGGTGTCAAAGCAACAAGAATTGGAGTGCCATAGTCATCCAATGTCTGAGTCATCTCTTTAGTTAATTGTCTTTCAGTAAGCCAACTAACTGGTGAGTAACCCAAACAAGAATTAACAAGACCGATGGGATTAAGCCACTTGCCAACATATCTCTTAACAGCCTTAACGGCAGAGTTAGTGACAACTTGCATAATATATTCAAACGATTCTGGCTGAACCTCATCATCATCTTCCATTTCTAACTTATTCTCATCATCGCATTCTATACATTGAAGTGTTTCATTAAAAGCTGCTTGTTCAGCAACTTTCTTGATAAGAGTTTGCTCGCGCAATTTCTTTTTAGCTTCAACAATAGTGCGCGCGGGGAGTACCTTGCAAATAGAGCAGACAGGATGCGGAATGTCATGAGAACAATACAATTGCTTCTCAAATTTGTCATTACTCTTAAGAAGGTTTTCTTGATGACGCTTGTGCTTCTTACACAAGTGAACTACTACACGTAAATAATCTTCAAGTCCGAGATCTTTGCAATAAAGTTTCTCGCCAGAATCAAATTTAACTGTAATAGTTTCAAATCTGTAAGAATCACGCCCATCGCGGTTGGTATATGCAACTGCTTCACGGATATCAATAGACCAAATATCAGTGGTCATATCAGCACCCTGAAGCTCGGGATGATCTGTATCCAGGGATGTTCCTCCTGGTTTACAAAACTTACTTTTAACACGAACTTTAATGTGAAACAAACGCCTTAAAATAGACGCTGCACAATTGGAATAAGCTCGTGCATCAAGATCTTCTACATTTGTTGTTACAACACCACACTTAAAATTAATAAAAACAATACCTTTCTCGTTCAACTCAGCCTTAACGGCTTGGGCTGCCACATTATTAAAGAACTTAATGATAACAGCAGAAGGAATTTGAGTACCAGATGCCATTTCAGCTTTAAGATTAGCTAAATCATCCAGAAAAACTCCCTCTATATCAGAAGTATATGTAGATTGGTATTGATCAAATTGATCAAGTGTAAGTTGATGGTCTTTACTCGTAGAATATCCCATTGCATTAAGCGCAGTATTCATGGTAAGCTTTCCCAAGGTAGTCTTACCAACTCCTGTTCCACCAAATAAGGAAAAACCAATTGGTTGAAAGCGCATAGTAGTATTTCGACGCTTACAAACAATCTTTTCCTTAATACGAACAAGAGAAGAATATCTGGCTTGTAGCCAAACTGCTGTTGGGGCATCAGGTTTTTCTTTCTTAAGTGAAATTGTTTTAAGTAAAGCTCTATCAACTTTAGATTCAAAATCACTCAAATCGTCAACGTTACCCGCAAAAGCAGCATCAGCATGAGCAGTTACCCAATCAAAGTCATCGTTGTACTCAGCCATCTTCTTATCAGAATATAAGATGGGAGCCAACGACTTTGTGGCAACAACTTCATATCCAGTCTCAGCCATCCAAGTAAAAGTTTCAACCATTGCATCAATAACATCAAAGGCTTCCACTTGTTTCTTAGCGGCTTGAAGGGATATGACTTTAACTCCAAAAGGAGACCAATTTATCTCTTTAATAGAGCATACTGTCAAGGACATAGCAGCAGTAATTAAAAAGGACATCTTAGTAAAAACAGTGTTGGTTTTAAAAAGATTCCATTTTTCTTTCCACGTATCAGCGTCCCACTTGACATTTTCGGGGGTCTCCGTATCTATTTCTTTATCTTCCGGCTGGATAGCGCCATCTTCGTTAATGACGTCACCAGTCATAGAATAAGTATGTAGATCGTTAATCATTTGGAAAAGCTCTAGGACAAGAGATTTATTTTTAATGTACATTTTGGCATATGCAGCAACTGCGACGAAACAATCAATAAAGGTTGTTGCACGCATTAACTGATATCCCAGGATAGCAATATTCTCAATATGTCCCATCCAAGCATCAACTTCTTCTTGATGCTCTTCGCCAACACTGACCCGTGCTGACGACAAAGAACTTAAAAGCTTTCCCCAAGTATTGGAGTCGATTGGGGTGCTAGCTTGAGTCTGCGGAGCAGTCTCAATAGCAAGACGAGCGAGTTCATTTCTCTGCTCAATAGTTTCTTTACTTCGTATAGTTGCATTCTCGGCTTTCTGCCGTTCCAGCTCTTCCTCATATTTTTGTTTTTCTATAGCATCGACATCCTCCTGAGTTAAAGCTCCTTCAGGAGGTGATTGCCACTCTGAAGTGGGCATGTGATCATCTTTGGAATGAGGGACGCGTCTATTATTAAAGCGTCTTCGAGCGGACTTGCTCTTTGGCGACTTCTTGTTACTTTTTCTTATGGCCTCACGTTTTTCGCTCGTCTGTCTTTTTTCGTACATGGAGCAGCGAAATTCGTATTCAAAGAGGTCCAAGATAAAGTTTCGCGAAGGATCGTCCGAATGTGCAAGTGTACTGATACCAGCAGGCCTTGACCTAGTGGTATCCATATGCAGATAGGTTCGTTCTTTACGATTAAATTGCTTAAGTGGTACAGAGTACCCTTTAGCATCTTTATCTGTATTTGGGGGCGGTAAACTCATAGCAGAAATTCAAATAAAAGAATCCCCGCTACAAGTTTCCACCAACGCTGAGTTGGTAAAAACTTATAGAAGCAACACAAGTGGCATATTCCTTAAAAAAGGCTTACTCCTAACATCATCGAGAGGTAACTAATCAGCGAATTAGGCTCTCTCCGTTAACAACATCACCAATAAATATTCAACTCTAAATCTGGTCCACTTATAAAGTGCGATAAATTACTGAAATATTCATAGCTGGTTTGCAAATGAGTTTCGTATGGGGTTGGGTCCTAGCCGAAGCCGTACCCGAAAGCGGAAGCACTTAAGCTTGCCATTCATCCTGTTTGGCTCTTAGCAAGAACAGGCACAAAAATCCTTAAGCCGGAAACACTGTTGATTGATTATCAACTTCAAATCTAAATACATGGTATCTTGATTAGTAGTTACTAAAATAAAAAGAAAGTACCAACAATAGTACTACGGTTACATAATTTTAATAATTTTTATAATAATTTTATTTTAATAAACATATAGTTGTATACATATCCTTGCATAGCAAGACATCGGTTCATTAGACTTACATCACATAGTGTTCGCTAATATACGATTGTTTAAACAAGAAATAAACTACTTCTTGGACTAAATGTATACTGTCCTGTGGTTGTTTGAAAGTTCGGCCTCAAACACTCTCAAAAGGCACAATAGTTCTGTATGTTTTTTACCCTACAATAGGGAGGTGTCATCTTCACCCGTAAAATAAAAGAAATTATATTCTGGCCTCGAAAATGTGTCACGTATAACACAAGTCGAGTCTCACACAACACAATTCTTCGAATCACTCACTGCACGTCAC